CCATCCGCAACAATTATAAGTTCTTTATCTTTATATGTTTGATTAATAAAGGATTTTACAGCTCTTATAAATTTTCTACCTTGATCTGTTTTATTTGGTAAGTTCAAAAAACTCGCCATTATTACACTTATTTTCTCCATTTAGTATTTCACTTAATTTTTCGAATCTTTCATGATTCATTCTATATTCATAGTTATAAGCCATTTTTTTAATATCACTAGATGATATTTTATTATTAATATGTCTTAATATCTTATATTCTCCTCTTCCTGTTGATTGTAAATATTCACAATGTACCAACCAAAGTCTCAAATTATCCGTTGTTGTATCACCAAAATTTCCTTCATCATTAAGTTTCATAATTTCTTTTCTATAAATTATTTCCCCTATTGATTTTTGATTTATATATTCAACAAGTCGAGTCCATTTATCTTTCGTCATTTGAATTTTATCTCTTTTGTTTTTCTAAAAAAATCAATTCTATCTGGTGTCATTATGTTTTCTACATTTAAAATTTCAACATTATTTTCTGAATAAACAATTTGCTTTATCTTTTTGTTTAAAATGAAATTAACATTTTCATTCCATATATGATACCATCCCGGTCTAACTTCTAAATCTCTATATAATACATTATCCATAAACATTTTTACATATATTTTTTGAGATATTATAAAATTACTTGTTATGAAAAAATGAATAATGTCCGGTTTGTCTTTTTCAAAAAAGAAAGGTTCTTTATAATAGAATTCGTCTATTTTTTTACTATTATTGAATTTCTTTAATTTCCATTCTTCTTTATCTAATATTAACATTTCATTAGAATACATTTTCAATTTATCAAAGAAAATTAATTCGAGACAAGTTCCATGTAAATATGGTATATTAATCCAATCTTTTAATTCAAATGGTATATTTATATTTTTCATAAAGAAAGATGGTTTTCCACCGAAAAACATTGTTTGATACATATAATATCCACCAAATGCACCATCAACATGATGTTGAACAAATACCATGTTTTTATTTTCTCTAAACATTCTATCTCTTATATTTATCATTTGATTCATTTCAGAATCATCTAATATGGAATCACCTTCTATATAATAGAAGAAATCATATTTCAAACCATTTAAAAGACTAACGGAGTTATACATACAACGATATAAATCAAAATGATAAGCATTGTCAAATTTTTGATTTATTTCCACTATGTCATTTTGAAAATATTGACCCCATTCCGGATAAATAAGACCCATTTCCGTAAAACTTTTAACATCTAATTTATCGTATATGAAATAATCGACAGATGAATAGATTTCATCATCTTTAATGGGAAGATTTGTACACAAAACTATATCGAAACCTTTGCCTTTAACACAATTTATCGTATCCTTCAACCAATCTATTTTTGTTTGATTGGATGGATAAGATGATATTACAAAAGCAGATTTCATTCCATAAATATTATTTTTCATATATAATAAATAATATATCGGTTGTTTAATTTTTTTATTTAGTAATCTATTCATACCTTTGTAATTGAAAATAAAAATTATGAAAAGAGAAAAATTATTGAAATTTTTAAAAGATTGGCACAGAACATTATTTGAAAATACCAATTTAACACATGAACAGTATGTTGATAAATGGTTATTGGATGAACAAAAATGTTTGTGTGAATTTTGTAATAATAAAGATAAAAAGGGTAAATTCATTGGAAATGAATGTTTACCATTTGATTGCGGTGGTCTTTGTATTGATATTAATGGTAATCAATTAAAGATTTCTTATGATGCTTATAGTTGTGATTCATCGTTCAGTACCGATACAACCATAAATTTTTGTCCTATGTGTGGTAGAAATTTAAATATAAAAATATGAAATATTATATTGATTGTGTAAGTGGTTATTCTTTTCTTGTGAATTCTGAAAGAATACCAAATGAAAAAAGAGAAGAAATTGTACAGAAATTTATAAGTTGTTTTACCGATGGTTCTGTTAAAAGTGAATGTGGTAGGAATGTTATCGAACTTCATTTTCTTTTGAGAAATATTTCTGATCTGATGAGATCCATTGATGAAAAAGAATTTGATAAGTATGTGAATTACAATTCGATAAGGAGTATCCTTAATTTAACACTTAAAGGGATTGCTGAAATACCGGGTAATTGTGCGAATGATTCAGATAATTATGAACCAAAAAAGGATTATGTGTTATTGTTTTGTGATACTTGTTACCAGATGACAAATCATTTGGATGGTGTATGTCAAAAACATAAAACCAAATCAAACCCAAACCTTGATAATAATGATTATGTTTTCGCGAGTAGATGGCCGGATGGTGATCCAAACGATCCTTGGTCTGTTGGATTTATTGAAGAAAACATTGAAGGTGGTGGTTGTGTTGTTGGTAATAAATTTTATCGTTATTTTTTAAAAATTACCAAAGAACAAGGAGATAAAATATTAAAAGAATATCCTAAACTGGAAGTTCTTCAAGAAAATATATCAATTCATGATTTTTTAAAAAGTTTTTGAAATGGAAAGATTTGAATCACAAATAGTAAGGGGTGGTAGTTGGTTAACACCATATATCATTATTATTGATGATACCCATGTTAGATTTGAAAAAAGAACAAAGTGGTTGATAAATAAGGAAGAATCGTCTATTCGATTAGACAGGGTTGGGTGTGTGGATATTAAACCGTCTTTGATTGGTACGGATATTACCATAGAAAGTAATGGTGAAGGTATTATATCGGTTAAAAACTTTTCATTGTCAGATGCTAAAAGAATTAAACAAATAATTGAAGAATATAAAAACAACAATTAATATGAAAACAACTAAAACAAAATGTCCGTTGTGTGGTGTTAGTTTTGAAATCAAACCTAAACAGAAAAAAGCTCAATGGGCTAAAAACTGGTGTACAAGTGAAAGTGGATATCTTTGTGAATATTGTCATGAAGCAGCTAAACAATTGGGTTGTGTTAGTAATAGTGAAATCAATCTTGGTGTATTACCGTTTGCTTCCGATATTATGAACATATCAAAGTCACCGAAACTTGACAGAAACAAAGTTAACGACAAATACAAGTCAGAAACTTGGAAACATTGGATTGAAGAAGAAGATTATTAATATATGTAAATATGAAAAAGATAGATGCTTTTGAATCGTGTACGAATTGTAAACACGTTAAAATTGAAAGAGATTACACCGCTGATTCATTCGAATTTTGTATGAGTTGGTTTTGTACGAAATCAAATAAATTTGTGAGACGATATGTTGATTGGCACGATAACAAAAATTTCATTCCGGATTGGTGTGAATTAGAAGATTATAAAAAATAAATATACTTATGGAAGATATTATTAGTGAAATAAGATCCAAAAAATTCAAGTGGCAAAAATTGGATGAAAGTAAAAAATTGTATAAACATTTTGACAATTTACAAAATGGTGATTTTACTATATGTTTTAACGATTGTAAATTGGATTTTTGGTCACAACAATTTGATGAAAACGAAAAATTATCAACTCTTACAAAAGGAAATATTTATAAAATCCTTGATAAAAAAGTGAGTGATAATGTAAGAAGTTCAGGTAATTTGTTAATTCAAATCATTAATGATAAGAATAAAAAGACTTGGATTTTGACAGACAGATTCGCTTTCAGTCCGGAATTGGCTCAGAACGCTATGAGACACGATAGATTGGAATGGATTCTGAATTCTGATGATGATGATCCCTTTAAATAAATTGTATGGGTGATATTTATTCAATGAATGTAAAACCCGGTGCAAGGGTTATTTGTGATAGTGATAAGAAAAATAAAAAAGATTATCGTTCATATTCTACACGTTATCCAAAATTAGTAAATATCACAAAGGGTAATGTATATACTGTATTAGATACAAAAAAGACAAATTATAAATCAAATAACAAAACCTTATTTCACGTTAAATTTATTAAGATACTTGGTGATCAAAACAAAGAATGTTGGGTAACATCTAGTAGATTTATAGCGGATGAAGAAACGGTGATGAATCAAGTCAGATGGGATAATTTAAATAAAATATTAAATGAAACGATGATAGAAGATATATGATAAGAACACCAGAAGAACAACGTTTACATGAAATTATAGAAAGTTACGTTAATCCATTGAGACGTGAAATAAAAGAATTACGTCACGAATTGAAAAATAAAAACGAAAAAATACATTTACCCGGTCAAAAAATATCGAAAACCAAATGTGGTAGAAAACTTGAAAAAGTTAAACATTCGATAGATATTAATTCATGTACCTGTAAAAAATGTAAATAATTTTTTATTTCAATAAACTTTTATATATTTGTGACCTAAAATAAATTATACATACACATAGTTTGTGTTCTGCTAACTGAGCTACTTCCCCAAAAATAATCAGTTAACAAACAAAACTATGAAAACAGAAGAAGTAAACAAAATTGCAGACGTACGCAAATTAGCTACGGTTGCTACTGTATTGGGTGTTTTCCCAATCAGAGATGCCGATCAAATCGAATTGGTACAAATCAGAGGATGGAAAGTCGTTACAAGAAAAAACGAATTCAAGGTAGGTGATTTGTGTATCTATCTTGAAATTGGTTCAGTTTGTCCAGATGGAATTCCGGAAGAATTTCTAGATGAAATGAAAACTTTGATAAAGAAAATGTCAAAGAAACCGCCGGAAAAAGAAATCATTCAAAACAGAATTGAAGAAATCAGTCGAATGAACAATCGTCCAGAATTTGAATTTCTGAGACAAAAGAAATTTATTATCAAAACTCATAAAATTCGTGGAGTTGTTTCAATGGGTATTGTTTTCCCACTTGATATTTTAGAAAATGTTGGTGTGAATTTAAATACATTTGAATTACATGATGGTATGGATTTAACTGAATTACTTGGAATTGTTCAATATCAAGAACCGGAACCAGCTAATTTGGGTGGTGATGCTAAAGGGAAATTCCCACATAATCAATTATCTAGTGATGAAGAAAGAATAGAAAATCTAAATGATGTTTATTCTACTTTAAGAAAATATCGATACGTTGTTTCAGAAAAACTAGAAGGTACAAGTTCAACTTTTTTCTTGTCGGATTCTAGTTTAAAAGGTGTTACAGAATTCGGTGTTTGTTCTCGTTCTCTAAATTTGAAAGAATCTGAAAATAATACATTTTGGAAAGTTGCCCGGAAATTGAATATTGAAGAAAAAATGAGAAAGTATGCAGAAACACACAATCTTAATAACTTTAATATTCAAGGGGAAATTGTTGGTGAAGGCATTCAGAGTAACATCTATAAATTAAAGGGTCAAACGGTGAGATTATATGCTGCCTTTAATATAGATACACAGACATATTTTGAATATGAACAGTTTTTATCGATGGTGAGTGAAATGAAACTTGAAACTTGTCCTATTATTTACACAGATTATGAATTACCAGAGAATTTTGATGATTTATTTGAATTGGTTGATAATTTTAAAACAACATTTGGTAATAGTGTTGGTGAATTTGTGGCTGAAGGTATAGTTTTTGTGGCAAAAAATATAAAATCATATGAAACAATTACTCGTTCATCTTTTGGTAGATTATCTTTTAAAGTAAAAGCTAGAACTTACAAGTATGGTAAATATTAAATATTAAAAATTAAAAGGTCAAAATGAAAATTTTTGACCTTTTTGTTTTTATATATAAATAAAAACAGACAGAATATGGGGTACATTTATAAAATAATCAATATTATTAATGGAAAAATATATGTTGGAAAAACAACAAAATCACTAGAAAAAAGATTGAAATGTCATATACAAAAGGCTAAACAAAAACCAAATAGATATTTATATGATGCTATGAATCATTACGGATATGAAAATTTTAAAATTGAATTAATAGAAATGATTGATAAAAAATATTTAAATGAAAGAGAAATATATTGGATTTCAAAACTAAATTCACAAAATAAAGAAATAGGATATAATTTAACTATTGGTGGTGATGGTGGTTTTACTGGAAATTATTATTATGGTAAATCACCTTATGAATGGTGGGTAGAAAAATATGGAAAAGAATCCGCCGATTTAATAAAAAATAAAGCTATTATAAATTCTTTAAAATCTAATGAATATAGAAAAGGTTGTACAATATCCGAAGAACAAAAGTTAAAAATATCAGAAACAAATAAAAGAAAAGGTATAAAACCACCAGTAATGAATTGGTATGAACTGGGAATTAAACCACCGAGACTTGGTGAAAAACAAAGTGATGAAACAAAAGAAAAAATTAGAATAGTGAGAAAAGGTAAAAAATTAGAAGAAATATTCAAGGATAATCCGGAAACAGTTATAAAAATGAAAAATTCATCAAGAAATAAATGGTTGGGTAATAAAAATATTAATTTCAAAGATGTAAAAGGTGAAGAAATTATGATATTGTTGAAAGATGGAAAATCTAGAAAAGAAATTTCTAAAATATTAAATATATCTAACCCAACTATAATATCAAAATTTAAAAAAGAATTTGGTTGTAATCCATCAGAATATTTCAAGATGGTAAAAATTTGAATTTTTTATTTCATATAATAGCCGTATCTTTGTATTACCAAATCATTGAAATAATGAAAAAATCAAAATCAGAATTGTGGGTATCTTATCAGTATGGTCGTGACATATATGATGTTTTTACCACCAAAAAAGAAGCTGAGAAGGCAAATATTGAAAATAATAAAATGAACGAAAAATCCGCATTACGTTTTCCGGATTTGAATCTTTTGAAAAAACCATATAAAGTTATAACATTATCTGATGCAATTGAAAATGTTATAGATTATGTACAACTGAAAACCGAATATGATGTTCTTTATGGGAATGAAGATTATTAATTGAAAATTTAATATATAAGGGAAAATAATAATTTTCCCAATGAAACAGATATTCGATTTTTATCAATATTCACAAGAAATTAATCATATAAACGAAATGAGTTCTGAATTAGCTGGTATTGATAAATTGGGTGATCAACATCCAATGTCAAAAACAGAAGAAATTAAAAATTTTATTTTTGCTGGAAAAGCTATTTTCACTATACAATCTAGTAGATCAGGAATTTATTTCACTTACATGATGAAACTACCATCAGAAAATAAAGGAATGACAGATAAAACACCACCAAAAAAGGATTTGTATTTTGTTGGGGTATTAAGAGGTCCAAACAATGAAAGTGATTATTCGTATTTGGGTATTGTTGTCAGGGATGGTAATTCTTGGAAATTTACTCAAACCAAAAAATCACAAATTAAACCAGATTCTTTAAGTTGTGTTGCATTTAAATATTTCTTTGATAGAATTATCAGAAATCATATGGATCCGGAAATGAAATTTTTTCATATGAATCTTTGTGGTAAGTGTGGTAGAACTTTAACAACACCGGAATCTGTAGAATTAGGAATTGGTCCTGTTTGTGCTGGAAGAATGTCGGAAGAAGAGGAAATAAATAAGGATCGTTTTGATAAACTTACCCAAATGAACAAGGAATGGAAAAGAGAAGAAATATTAGCCGCTAGGAAACAGAAAAATATCCGTACCGATTATACCGGAATATCATAAATCATTTTATCAAAATCCGAATAATTCTTATCTAAAATAAGTAAAAAATTGAATCCGTTAGAAATGACGGATTTTTCTTTTAATTTGTTTAATTCATATAACTTTTTCATCCAATAACTAGATTTAATTTCAATTATCAGATTTAAACTCTTCATATAGAAATCTGAATGATAATAACATTTATTATTCCCATCAAAATATTCTATACTTTTTGGTTTTGAAATTAGATGAATTATATTCAATTCATTACAATGTTTCAAAAAATCTTTTTCATAACTTCCCTGTGAATATAATTCTTCATTCCAATATTCTATTTTTAATCCTTTCTTCAGACTTCTTTCAAAAACATTTTTGTTTTGTTGTGGGTATGATACACCGAGATTTTTTATATTGGTTTGACACGATTTTTCTTTGATTTTTTCATTTTGAAAAACATTTACACAACCATAATTTTTTAATATAGTTTTATTTCTTTTTTCATCATTTCTATATTTATGATTTCCATATTTTTCTAATCTGGTTTTATCTGCTTTATCTATACTTTCTTTTAATTGAAAAACGTTATCAACACCGTATTTATTTTTAACTATCGTTTTTCTTTTTTCTTTCATACATTCACAACAATAATATTTACCATCATATTCAATTTTAATATTGTAATCTTGATAGGTGGTACTTCTTTTATTTCCACAAATATCACATATACAATTTATTCTTCGGTGACTACATTTACTTAAATGTTCAACTGGTATTTCCAATATATCACCATTCTTTATTTCATATCCTAATGATTTTAGATGTTTGGTATTTATTCCACTACAATAAATTTTTACATATTTATCTATTATCATCTTTTCCTATTATTTTTAATATTTCTTTTTCATCATATCTTCTATGACCACCGGGTGTTCTATATGATTTAATTTTTCCATCTCTTTCCCATCTTCTTAATGTTGATTTGGAAACTGAAATTATTTTACTAGCTTTTTCGATATCCAACATAAATTATTATTTTATTTATTAGTATATATTAAATAAAAAAAGTCATAAATGGATAATTTTGGATAATTTTGAAAAATTTAAACTTTATTTCAAAAAAATAATATGCAAAAGAAAAATAATTTTATATGATTAGAATTTTAGCTTTAAGTTCAGATACGGATGGTGTTGGTGCATATCGTGTTTTAAATCCACATCTTTGTATAAATGAACCAGATATCGTTGTAGATGTTAGGTTGTTCATGGACGGAACTCTTAATTTATTGGATGAAAATTTTCTTCGTTCGTATAATATTATTTTTCTAAATAAAGTCATACCTTTTAATAAACCGGAATTAACACCAATGTTTTTTCAATTGTGTAAAAAAAATGGTGTTAAAGTTGTCTACGATATAGATGATTATTGGGTACTACATAGCTCACATCTTAATTATGATTCTTGGAAAAAATCCGGTGGTGATAAGAATATTGTAGAAATGCTTAGAAATTCTGATGTTGTTACAACCACAACTCAATTATTTGCTGATAGGATAAAACAGGAAAATCCTAATGTTGTGGTATTAGAAAATGCTGTCAATTTGAATGAACAACAATGGTCTTATAATAGGAAACCATCATCAAAAATTAGATTTTTATGGGGTGGTGGTATTTCACATATAGCTGATCTCAGGTTATTAAAACGTTCTTGTGAAATGTTTAGTAAGGATAAAGAATTCTTAAAAGGTGCACAATTATATATGTGTGGATTTGATTTGAGGATGAGAACACCGATGGGAACAGTTCCAATAAGTGATCCTAGAAGTAATCAATGGACATTTTTTGAAGATATGTTTACATACAATGGTAGGTATTTAACAAATAATGAACAAAGAAAATTCATGATGTCATATGATGATAAAAATTATGGATATAGAGAAGAATTTAAAGATGATTTTTATCAAAGAAGATGGACTAGACCTATTTTAAATTATGGTCATATGTATAATGAAGCAGATGTTTGTTTAGCTCCGTTAAGAAATAACAATATGTTTAATTTTTATAAAAGTAATTTGAAAGTTATTGAAGCTGGTGCACATAAATGTCCTATTATTGCATCTAATTATGGTCCTTATACTTTGGATGATATTGAAGGTAAGAAGGATGGGAAACAAAAAGGTTTTTTAATTGATGAAGATGACTCAACTGGTTGGCACGATAAAATGTTATTTTATTTTGAAAATCCATCTATAATGTTAGAGCATGGTGAAAACTTGTACGAATACGTTAAGAATAATTTAAGTATGGATATAGTTGGTAAAAAAAGATGTGATCTATATAGAAAAATCTGTTCTTAATGAATTTTAAATTGTTCAAATGTCATTAAATGTTTTTCATCTAATGGAATATAACTGCTTCTTTTTAAATGATATTTTTTATATAGTTTATCTTCAGTTAAATCACCTTCATTGAAATATACCAAATCAGATGGTTCTTCAATGAATTCGTGAACATCAAAAGATTCAAATCCTTTTGAAGCTTCTTCCAAACCATCAAATTTACTCTTTGGTATTATTTTATCTTTTTCCATAAATAAAAATTATTTTTAATGTGTAGATTCATCTTGGACATCATCTTCATAACCTTTTAATTCATCGATAATATCTTGAAGACTGGTATTTCTACCTAACCATGAATGTTCATCATCAATGAGTGGTTCCAAATATCCCAAAATATAACGATAAATTCTTTCACTTGTTACTTCATCGGTTCTTCTTTGAATACTTCTCAAACGACTAGCAGCTTCTCTCAATTGGTCTTGAACTTCTTGAATTTCATCAATTAATTCTTGATTATTTGAATTGGATTCATTTATTTTTAATGGTTTTAGATGTTTCATAAAAATACATTATTTTTTAGTATATATTATTTTCAAAATCTTTAAATTTAATAATAAGTTTTTCTTGATAGATGGCTTGTTTATAAGCTAATGGTTTTTCTTTTCCAAGTGATTTATAATATTTCAATGGATCTTTTCCAGATTTTCTTAACATATCTTTTTCAGCCGAACTCATTAAATGTATTTTTCTCAATTCATCTGGAACATTTTCACTTTTTAAATAATCTTCTATTGGAATCAATTTAGTTTCAATATTTTCTTTACCATTTTTTGTACTTAAACATTGAAGATAATTTTTATTAATTGCAATTTCTCCTTTAAATAAGAATATTTCTACTTTCCAACCATTATTCCATATTTTATTTGAAATATTATTTGACCAATTTACTATTTTATCTTTTAATATAATTTCTAATTGATTAATTATATCTTCAAAATCTTTTCTATTTGGATATATCCAAAAGGATATTATTTTATCACCTATCCATAATCTACCCGGATATAAAGTTAAATAATTGGAATTATCAACAGAAGAATGAGTCGACCCCCAATCACCAATATAAACTTTTATTTTGGATTTTTCTCTAAGACAATTAAATGGTAAAGCCTGTCCATCACTCCACGTACGTTTAATATCTTTATAAATTATATTATCTGGTGATTCATTCATTGATTTTACTTTCATATAATCAAAATATTTCTCCTGACTAGGTTTTATTTCAATACCAACTTCTGGTAATCCTAATTCTTCTGCTGCCAGTACTCTATGCCTACCATCACCAAAACTTAATTTAAGTTCTCCAGATGAAAATTTATTGATACTTACTAGACTTGGTTCAAATATGGATTTTGGATTGTTCCAATTTTTTAAAATAAACTCTTTTGCTCTTTCGACTCTATTACCTATTTGATGTTTAGGATTTCTGACATTAAATTCAGGATCATCTTTTTCCAATCTATCTAAAAGTTTAGTTGGTGAAACAAAAATAATCTTTTCACCGGGATATCTTTTTATATATTTTACTTTCCTTAAATCCATAATTAAAACTTTCTTGTTAATTCTATATATAAAAAAAAATCATGGAGGGTTATATATGTTAATAGTGAAAGTGAAAGATCAAAGTAGTATTGACAGAGCATTGAAAATACTTAAAAATAAGGTTGTTAAAACTGGTCAGTTGAAACAACTTAGAGCAAGACAAGAGTACGTCAAACCATCAATAAAACGTAGAGATCAATTAAAAAAAGCAATTTATATTCAACAATTAAGAGATGAAGAATCAAAAAATGAATAAATGTAAATGTCCAAATTGTACTTATGAAAAGTATAAAATTTTCATAAATCAAATTGAAGAGACAGAAAAATTACTTCCATCATATGATAGATATGAATATGCTTTAATTATGGATGATTCATATGATTTGTCGAAATCTAATAATCAACCAGATATAAACATTTTTCCTATGATGATGTCTGTTATTTACACTAGACTTGGTAGAAAAGACTATGATAAAATATTTGAATCTTATATTAAATGGTATGAAAAAATCGGAAAAAATAGATTTTATCTATACGATCATGATATTACATATATGCAAAATGAGTTTATAGAATATTTAAATGGAATTTAATGAAATTTGTAGGAATTAATAAGGCTTTGACCAATTTGCTTCTTCTGAAGCCAAAATTTTTGGTTAAACTATTGGATAAATACAAAAAGTTTGAAAGTATTGTTTTTAATTTCATTAATAACGAAGGATACGAAGAAAAACATATAGAAGAAAATCTAACAAATAAAATAAAAAGTGAAATGAAAAACATTTCATCTTTAAGTGTTTTCTATGTTCCAAATGATGATAAAATTAAAATAAGATTATTCGGAAAATTTAAAAATATAATAGACCCTTTTAAATATTCATACGAATTCGATACAGAATCAATAATAAATGGTGTGAGAAGATATAGATTAAATAAAATATTGAAAAATGATTAAATATGTAGTTGGATTTTTATTTAGTCCAGAAATGGATAAAGTGGTTCTTATAGAGAAAACCCACCCAGATTGGCAAAAAGGTCTTTTGAATGGTGTTGGTGGTAAAATTGAAATGGATGAAGAACCAAATATATGTATGATTAGAGAATTTGAAGAAGAAGCGGGACTAAAAATAGATAATTGGATCGAATTTGCTGATATAATTGGGAAAGATTATATTTGTCACTTTTTTTATTCTCTATCTGAAAAAATATTTTCAGTAACTACAAAAACGGATGAACAAATAGTTATCGTTGATACTCTTAAAATCCAATTTAAAATGGTTGATTCCAATGTGTAAGGATAAAGATTTTGGATTAAGTGGTAAAATTATAAAAACAACAACAATATATGAATAATACAGATAAACAATTTAAAGAATTAATAGAAAAAATATTTTCAGATGGTCACAATAGAAATGATAGAACTGGTGTCGGTTCGAGATCTATTTTTGGCCATCAGATGAGATTTAAAATGAGTGAAGGATTTCCTTTATTGACATTGAGAAAAATACATGTAAAATCAATCATTCATGAAATGCTTTGGTTTTTAGGTGCTTTTGATAGTAAATGGGATAAGTTTAATAACACAAACATACGTTATTTATTAGATAATGGTGTTACTTTTTGGACAGAATGGCCTTATCAAAATTATCAAAAACAAAGAAAATATAGACCAGAACTACCGGATTTTACAATTGAACAATTCGAAGAAAAAATAAAAATTGATGATGATTTTGCTATAAAATTTGGTTCAATTGGACCGGGATATGGTAAACAATGGGTCAATTTTGGTGGTGGTGTTGAAAAAATGACAGATGAAAAAGGAAACAATTTTTTGAAAGTTATTCAAGGTGTCAATCAAATTGATGATTGTATAGAACAATTAAGGAAAAATCCTGACAGTAGAAGAATTCTTGTTACCGCTTGGAATCCAACGGATTTACCAGAAATGTTACTTCCACCATGCCATATGATGTTCCAATTCAATACTTATAAAATGGATACAAAAGAAAGGATGGAAGAATTTAAAAGGTTAAACGATGTTCCAACTAAAGAAAAAATGGATAAATTTCCAGAAAGAAAATTGAGTTTACAAATGATTCAAAGATCCGTTGATTCAATGTTGGGTTGGCCATTTAATGTGGCTGAATATTCATTATTACTTCACATGGTTGCACAGGTTGTTAATATGATACCAGATGAATTTATATGGGTTGGTGGTGATACTCACATTTATAATAATCATATTGAACAGGCAAAGGAAATTATATCTAGAGATTCTTATCCATTACCAACCATTAAATTAAATGAAAACATTGAAAATATTTATGATTTCAGATATGAAGATATTATTATAGAGAATTATAAATCACACCCAAATTTAAAAATGGATGTAGCGGTTTAAAAATATTAAATGGTATTCCCAAAAATGACTTTTAAATTTTAATATATAATTTAAAAGTCATTTTATTTTATGGAAAAATCAGGGATATACAAAATATTGAATATAAAAAATAATAAATTTTATATAGGTTCATCAAAAGATTTGAATAAACGATGGATTCAACACAAATCTAATTTAAAAAATAATAACCATATTAATGTAATATTACAAAGATCTTGGAATAAATATGGAAAAAATTCATTTGTTTTCGATATAATTGAAGAATGTAAAGAAAATATGTTATTAGAAAGAGAACAATATTATATTGATACATTAAAACCAAAATATAATATCGGTTTAAAGGCATCTGGTGGTGATAATTTAACAAATCATCCAAATAGGGAAGAAATAATTAAAAAGATAATCAAAGGCCTTAATAAAAAATATGAAAATATGTCAGATGAAGAAAGAAAACATATTTCTGATATTCGTTTGGGTGATAAAAATGGTAATTTTGGAAACAATTGGACTGAAGAAATGAAAAATATAGCTAGACAAAGATCAATAGAATATTTCAAAAACAACGAACATTATAAAATAGGTAAAAAACACGAAGAAATATTTGGTGTTGATAAAGCCAAAGAAATAAGTAAAAAATTATCCAAAGCTGCTTCGTTAAAAATTGGTGAAAAAAACCCTTTCTTTGGTAAACATCATTCAGAAAAAACAAAGAAAAAATTAAAAGAAAAAAGAGTTGGTAAATATTTGGGTGAACAAAATATACCGTTTATTATTGATGGAAAGAATTATGATAGTTTAGGATTAGCATCTAAAGAATTGAATATACCAATTACCACAATAAGATGGAGATTAAAATCTAATAATAAAAAATTTGAAAACTATCAATATAAAAAATGATATAATAAATGATGAAAACGATAATATTTATATTTAGAATGGTATTGGCAATATTTTTTTTATTGTTTTTATTGTTGGCAATATTAACACCAGTTATAACAACATTCCAAATTATATTAGTTCTTGGTGGTTTTTATTTTATGAATTGGGGTTTAAGTTATATTAAAAAGAACGAAAAGAATAAATGTTAATAGAAGGTGACTGTTATAGTTATCATCATGTGGGTGATAAATATAAAGTTTATTTAAATAATGAATTAATTAAAAGTAAAATATGATGATAGATAAAAATGGATATTTTTCCGCGGAAGAAGCAAGAAAATTATCGGATAGTATCAATAATGATAATGCAACAAAACAATTGAATACAATATTTAATCTCATTAAAACTGGATGTAATAAAGGTGAAAATGATGTCATTTATAATGGTAGTATGATGAAAAGTGTAAAAAAACATTTGGAAAATTTGGGATATACTTTGAAACATTTTAGTGACCAAAGGGATGGTACTTATTCTAATATATCTTGGTAATATGAAAAGATTATTTTGTAAACATAATTTCATCTGGATCAGAAATGTATTCGGTGATGAAATATTCATGACAGGTAAGTTTAAAAGAAGTTGGTGGAAATGTGACAAATGTGGGCATTGGAAATCATTAGAATATCTTAATAACAATGAAATATGATGGAAACAATAGAAATACCGAAAAGATTAAGTTATCATGAAAAAATGGAATTTTTTCAAAACGAAATAGTTAAAAAACAACTATCAAAGTTCAATTTAACTTGGGATGAATTTAAAGAAATTCAAAATACAAATCCAAATTGGGATAAAGAATATATGTTGACAGAAACAGAATATCAAGATTTGGAAGATTTCGCTTATTCTTTACTCAAAAGACTTTTTAAATGGAATAAATCGGTTTGTCAAAGAGAATGGTCTTGGTTTAGTTTGAATAACACATTATCCGTTAAATATGATAACGATATTTAATGAATTTGATTTAAATAGGCATTCTCAAACAAAGGATATAAAATCAATAACATTGGAAGATATCTCCGGTTCTATGGAATTATCTAGAAAATCTGATGTTGTTGTCGTTTTTTATGACAGATATAATTATAAAGTTATAAAAAATAGATTTGGAAATGAAGATTTACCAGAAGAAGTTATGAATGAAATTAGATTTAGAAGATTAAATTGGGTTTTAAGTTCTTGATTTTTTGATTTGATCTATCAATTCTTTATTTCTTTTAATATCAGCAAAATATGGACTACCCGCTTTTTGTCCACCATGCATTAAGATAGCAAATGGCTCTTTACTATCTGATGATGCTAAACTATCATCAATATCAATTGGTAACTTTTTCTCAATCGCTTCTTCAACATTTTTTACAACCAAACAATATCTTAGATTATATTCAGAAATCATTTTATCCAATTTACCACCAAAAGATGCTGTTAATCTGAAGTTATTTGGAATTTCATCTAATCTTTTTACCCAATAATCTAATGATTTTGTAAAACAATAAAAAACTGTTTGAGGATTTTGTTTTGATACTTCCAACCAAGAATCGAAATATTTTTGATTATAAAAGTCACCAGATTCGTGAATTCTGAAGAATTTTGGTGGATATGGGAAATGATATTTTAAAGATCTTTCTATTAATTTTACAATATCTTCTTTTGTTTCTTGTGCTTGAAGTAATTTATAATTACTCCAGTTTCTATTCCTAAGATTTGGATATTTAACTTCATCAGCGGCAGCATAACAACGGAAATCACCATAATCCATAAGTTTTGCACGTCCTGTAATTGGATCTTCAACAGCCACACTTTTACAAATATCAGCTTTGGGACATGTATAACCAGCGGGTAAGGATAAATAAGGATTTTTAATCTTATCATTACTCATTGTAAAACCCAATACACAATCTTTCACTATACTTTTTGGAATTTGGTCACTTCCTTTTACATGTGCAAAAGGATCAAAATTTTCATATAAACTTAAATATCTCATACTATTTTTTATATATTAATTTTTTTATACGAAAATATTTACTAATTTTGTAATCTAAAACACATCTTATATGATTAAGAAAGTATATTTTATTGATTTCAATTCTTTAAACACTTCAGAAAAGGATTTATTCTTCAATCTTCAGAATAACCAATCAACTCCTTATGTTGTTAGTGTTCAGGATATTAGGAATTGTTTGGAAGTGAGTATTGAATTGAATGACGGAAAGAAAACAATGAATTGTTCTGGTAATAAATTCGAATACTATGATTCTGATATTCCATATCTTACTGAATTATTGGAAAAAGTTGAAGATTGTGAATTTATAATCGTAAAATAAATAAAATGTCTAAATATAAAGAAACACCGTTAACAGATGATTTTCCAGTAAATTGGGATTATTTGTATGTAGCTGATGGTAAAGTCATTCGTAGTGATATAAAGGGAACTATCAGAGATTTGAAAAAGGATTTGATAAAAAGAGGAATAAGTTGTGAAGTTATAACGACTTGTGATATCTATGCCAGAGCTGAGGATTTAGGTGTTTTACCAAAGAATGAAACAGAAAAAGAAAAAGAAAAACCCGTCTATAAACCCGTACCAAGAGATTCAGAATCATATTTTCCAATTGGGAGTAATAGGGTGAAATTCAGTAAGATAGAATGGTATGAAGATGATTATTGGAATCATGTGATTGGTGTTTGTAAGGGTGGGTTGGTTTTTGAAGTTTATGGTGATTCGAATAAATTTTCACCGAAAATGTGGATTTCAGATCAAAATTATGGTAATTATTTTAAAGCTAGACCAAAAAAATCGAAGATTGATTTAACCCAATATAAAAAGATAGAATTATAAATTTTGATCTTTCAAAAAAGTTAAATTATCTTCTATTTTTTGACACATTTTTGAGAAATCGGTAATATCGTTTAAATCTAATTTAAACCATTCGTTCTTTATTCTTTTATGTGAAAAAAAATTGTGAAGAGCTCTTTCAACTGATTGGCCATGTGATGTATGAAATTCATTAACTACTTTTAAACTACCATCATTACCTGTTTGAAGTTGTCTGGTTCTTTTATTGGATGATCTACGGGTATATCCAATTTTATAAACGGTATCATAATCCCTATTGGATTCAATTAAATATATTATTCCAGACATAAAATTATATATTTTGTTATTCTGGTCAAAAATGGAAAAACGTTGTTCTTTTGTTTCAATGGTTATAAAACCAATATCACCAACTTTAATTTTTATTAAATTATCATCTTGTGATACAATTGATAATTTTTCTTGAAATAAACTTTCATTTACTGATGAAAATGGTTTTATGTGTTTCATATTAATTAATTATTTTTATTGAACAATCAAATCTACATTATCTTCTGGTTCTGGTAATCTTGTATCTATTTTGTTTGTGTCATTACTAAATGAAATGGTTATATTTTGATCTTTTCCAAATAATTTTTCATATAAAAATTCAGCACAGAATTGACATCTTTTATCTTTAAAATCGTCTATTATTTGTAATATTTCTGGATTATTGTCGAAATATTTTTCAACATAATTTTTGGTTTGATCCCAATTTTTGAAATCTTTTTCACTTATATGATTTACATCACACACTATCATAACTAATTGATCAAAAACTTCATCAACAAATGTTGATTGAACATTGAAAACATCATCAATGTTATTTTTGGTTTCTTTATAATTTTCGTTTACGAATTCGTTAAATTTCTTCATAATACTATATATTTATTTTTTTATACCAAAATATTGTCGTAATTTTGTATTGTCAAATTAAAAAAACCAAGATTATGAAGATAAAGTATAATTCCTTCACAAATAAACCAAAGGCTTGGTATTGTGAATATGAAGGCCATCATAGGTTTCATGATTATTTTTCCCTGATGATAAATAATTTTCCGATAATTGTTGTTAGAAAAATGGATAATCCACATTCAGAAAATGAAAATATGGATAAGTTGGTAATGGTTGGAATATTTGGTTATACATTTATAATAAGTTAAAATATGGGAACAACAGTTAGATCACTTCATTTTACCGTAACTGGTGAGTTTATTACAGAACATTCAAGGTCTTTATTTGTTGAAGATAAACCAAAAAAAGCGATAGAATTTTTGAAAACAGCTTTAATTGGTCTTCCAGAAGATATGGCGTGGGAAATTGTTTTGGGGGAAAAGAAAGTAACTGGTGATAGTGATGAAGGTTGTGGTGTTGAAGAAGATTCTCAAACAGAACTTTTTTCAATACCATTATCTATTGAATCGGTTTGGAAACGTCTGGCAAAAAAATATTTTTCATCCCTTGGTGAATTACAAATACTTCAAAGAAGAATTATGATACTTGGTAATTCAGATGATTCAACAGGTGCTTTATATCGTACTTGTGGCTACGAAGGTTTCATGGATATTATTTCATTAAAAGAAGATAGGGAAGTTTATCTTAAACGTAAGGAAATATTTGATGAAATAGTCAGACAAATTATTTTTGTTGGTATTCGTATCAATAAAACTGTTGCAGATTTACCAATTGTTAGTTTTGAAGTTCCAACGGATTATGAAGGAGTTAATGATAGGGGTTTTTATGAATTTTTCTCTTTCGAATACTTACTTAAATCAGATTTGATTGAAATTCAATTACCTGATGATGAAAGAAAAATTCGTTATCAAGAAGTAATAAAAGGTGATGATAGATTTTCAGCCGTTAACAGTTTTCTTGAAGCACAAAGAGAAATTGATAAGACTATTAAAGAAGGAATTAAACCAACACCGATTACCGAACCAAAAAGTGCTGGTTGGATTGCACCAAATGGTGATTATTATGGTTTGGATGGTGATATAGCTAATATGTTACATAGTCAATTGGCTTCAGCTATTTTAGAAGCTGGTATTGTTGAAGAAACTGATGGTATGGACAAAGGAAATCCTGATAATATTCTTGGAAAAGAAGGGTGGGTGAAAGTTCATGGTAATTGGGTTTTATATGAGGGTTATGAAAGGGTTTCATTGGGTGAAAAGGAAGTTCCTATAACTGATGAACAAATTCAGGCTCTTTATATGTATGGCCAACATATGGGTGGATGGTTGGATTTTGGATTTCAAAAACATCGTGTAACCGCTGTAAACATTCCATACATTGATAAATTACAATATCCTTTGAAATATTTTAAATTTTAATTTTTTTATTTCAATTGAATTATCGTATCTTTGTATTCAAATAAGTAAATATAAAAAATCATATATATGAAAAGAGAACACAAATGGGATAGGGATGATACAGTAATCACTCTATATTTTACAAAACATGGAACCAAACATCTTCCTGTAAAAGATGAAAAGGAATTGGCCGAAACAATTATCGGATCATCAATCGACTCACTCAAAATGCAATCTTCCAACGTAAACTTCGTTCTCGGAAAGACACATGGTAATCTGAATTGTTTTTCAAAACTTCAGAAAGAAGTTGTTGAAGAATTCAAAACGATGCCAGAAACAGAACTTCGAAATGTTGTTCTTGACATCATCGCCGATACAGATCGTAAAGCTGTTGTAGATGAACGTATTAAGATTCGTGAAGAAATCAGGAAAGAAGAAAGGGAAAAGGAAGAAAAGAAAAAGTTGGATGCTATTTTTCGTAAGATGGGAAAAGATCCATCAAAAATGAGGTCTATCGGTGTGAGGCCAATTCCGACAAAAGTTGAAGAAACTGAAGAAGTGGAATAAATATTCTTCAAAAATTGTAAAAAACCCGTCAATTGACGGGTTTTTTTATGTAACTAAACTGAATTTTAATTCTTCATAAGGATATTCTCTTTTGGTATAAATTTCTTTTTTTCTAATTTGAAAGTGATTATATAATGTTCCTTTAAAATCTTGATGAAATTGATCAACCAAATCAAAAATAATTGATACTTCTTTTTCACTATGTAATCTTAATATTCTACCAATTGCTTGTGTGACTAATGAATCCGATTTGAATGAATCAGCAAATACAAGATTAACAACCGCTTTAATATTTATACCTGTTGCGGATGTTCCAAAGGAAGCTACAAGTATTTTCACATTACCAGATGTATCTTCCATCTGTTTTTTAATAATTCCTCTTTTTTCTTTTGGTGTATTTCCGTCAATATAATAAACATCTTTATTTGGTATATTATCTCTAATATAATTGTATAAGTCCTTTCCATATTCAATATTTTGGAATAACACCAAAGAGTTATTCTTAAATTTGTTCACCAGTTTTCCAATAAATATTTTTCTGGGTAATGAATTTTGTGCGAATTTCTTTTCCAATTCCCAAGCTTTTCTTCCATTTCCATTTCTTTTAATTGAAAATATATTTGAAGCAAAATTATAGTCACCATGATTAAGTATGATACCCTTTATTTTACAAGGTGTAATGATACCCAATTCCATTAATTTCTTAGCCCTGATATTTAATAATAAAGGTCCGGTAACAGCTTCTATCATAAGTAATTCAGCAGTATCATCATTTGGATATGTACCACTCATACCAAAACGAATTTTGGCATGTCCAAAAGTATTTTTTAATATTGTTCTAAGACTGTTTCCTTTTGCTTTATGGGCTTCGTCACAACAAACGACATCAAATTGATGAAACCAATCAACTGGCCATTTAACCAAACTTTGATACGTTCCAATATAAATATTTGGTTCATCACCATGATATTTTCTTGGTTTATCACTCATAATCTCATCCATTCTTATATTTATAACATTCTTATTTTCATTATGATAACCATAATTATAATTATTTATATCATTATAAAATTGTGTAACCAAATCCATAGTTGGTACAATCAATAAAAATTTTGCATTTGGATTGATATGAGTTAAATAATAAAATATTAAGGATCCGAATATTAAAGATTTCCCACCAGCGGTAGCAACTTCAATTCTACCGTATTGGTGTTTTAATATTCTGAAAATTGATTCTTCCTGATGTTCATATGGAATAAATGGTTTTGTTACATCGTGTTCATCTTTATGATCCTTATAAAATTCCTTACAAAAATTTTCAATATCTTCCTTTTTAATATCTCTATTGATAGGAATTTTTTCTTTGTTTAATATTTCAAAAGGATATCCATATTCTTTACAACATTTATAACATTCATGTAATAAACCGAAATCTATATAACCACCATGAAATTGTTCATACTTACCGTCCCAAGGATTAGCGGAGAATCTAGTCAATTTATATTTAGCCATAAACACGTAATTTTTTAAGTGTCGGTTTAAATATAATTTTAATTGATTGTATTCTTCTTTTGTTGACTCTTTTAGTATAATCTTTGTAACATTATCATCTATAACGAATTTCATATTTAGTATATATAAAACGAAATGTTATTTGTTTTTTATTTTCCATACCATCTAACTTTAATATATAATAAAAAATATACGTTTCAAATTGAAAACTACTACAATAATTCAACAGTATAAAAAAGAGACCGTTATAGGTACCAAAACATCAAAAGAAATCAAATCTTTTTTTGGAACAAATTTGATAGACATAGAAGATACAATATCAATTGGTGATATATCAATTCAATATTCAGATGTTCCAGTTGAAAATGATTTAGGATTACATTATCAATATTACGATACAACAACATTAGTTAGTTTTCAAGAATTGGGTGTTTTGAAGAGTTTGGATGATGTTAAATACGAAAATCATACAATCAATTTATACAAATTAAATTACGCAACCTACGACAATTTACAATGGGATTTTGTTTTGAAAGCCAGAAACATTTTAAAGGAATATTTGTTTTTAAGACTTAAAGAATCCAGAACATTTAAATCAATTAGAAAAACAGAAACTCCAAAAAATGATATTAATTCTCTTATTTATGATTATATTGAATTTAATTTGTTGGATAGATACAATATTCAAAATATAAATTTTTATGTTATGTATAAAAATGTGGTTGATGATGGTAATGTTTTTAATAATAATTATACAATAAAAAATCCAACATTTTCAAAGTTAGCTTTTTCTGATTCTTATCTTGTAAAAGATGTTAGAATTATCACTACAGATTATTTAAATAATTTGGGTGATGTAAATATGAGTTATAATCAGATTAAAAATGCAATACAATATACATTTGATTATTATTTCGTTATAGATTACAAGAAAATATAAACCTAATCATAAATAAGAAATATAAATAAAAAATTATTAAATATTATATGGAACAAAAAGAAGATAAGAGGGATAATATAAAGAAACAGAATGAAGAATTAAAGAAACAATTAATAGAAACTGAAAATTATTGGAATCAAACAATAGAAGAAACCAGTAAAAAACTATTAAGACCTGTTCAAGAAGTTATTCAATTGCAAGCCGAAGTGATTAGTTTAAGACAAATTTTATCGGAAGAAATAAAAAGTATATCCTATCAGATTTATAAATCCAGACAAATGATGAAAGAATATGAAAAAGAAAGATTAGAATTCTATTTGACTGGTTATCAGGTTAAAACAAGTGGTGGTGAAAAAACAAAAATGATAGAAGCTGATCTATCTTTGTATCAATATAGAGTTGATATTTTTGATGTTCATGTTAATTTTTTAAGAGAAACTCAAAAAAATATTGATTACATGAATTATGGTATCAAAAATAAGATTACTCTTTTGGAATTAACCGAAATGGAATAATTAATCTAAAGAAATTTGAGTTGTTGTTGCTGTCGTGTTATTTAAATTTACCATCGCACTTAACGAACTATTTGTCCTAATGAAATATTCTCTGTCCCAAGGTGATTTGAAAATAAATCTAGAAGAATAGGTATAACCATATTCATCAATAATTGGATACATTGAAGTATCTCTTTCTTGATTTATTTTTAATATATTTTTATTTTCATTTACTTTGGAAAATATGAATTCACGAATTTGTCCGAAATCATATAAAGATGTATCAAATTTAACATTTCCATCCATAAACATTGCTCTTAAATATGTGTAAAGTGTATCATCATAATAATAAGATATATTCATAGTTACACATTCTATTTGAGGTATTACAACGGATATTGGTGAGTTGTTTCTAACTTTTACACTATATAAAATACCAAAATTTGGTCCTAATTCACTTACCAAAACGGATGAAAATCCCCATAATGGGCTAGGTGGTGAATTATATGCTGGATATGTAACATTTTGGAAAGAATTACTCATTGATGGATACATATCCCATCTATCTGGAATAGAAAAATTACCTGAAATAAGACTAGGATCACTATTCGAAACATTTTTTGTTAATTGAATAGAATTATCATATACCCAACGATTATCATCTGCTTGTGTATTTGTCCCCTTATATCTTCTTCTTACTGTTACAGTTATACCCGTTATTATTGCATTTGACGGTATCATGCCAAAATCAAATCCACCAATAAACAATGTATTTGTTATTACATCGTTTAATCCAGTAGGATGAACATTAATTTGAGTATAAACTCTTTGTAACGTTGGTGGTTGGGCAATTTGTATTGTTGTTTGATTTTGTAATTGTGTCATTTTATTTATTTTTTTTTATTCTAATGTTACACCAACGGTACTTTCTTGCCCTATACTAACAACCCTACACATCGCATTAGTATTTTCCCATTCATATACTGTTGGTAATGGTATTGGTGTCGGTGGTAC